CCTATGCCCCCCCTATCCCCTAGGGTGTCCCTCTCTCTTGGTACAAACATACAACTATTTTTTAAATAAACAATAGCTGATGGTGTTTTTTTTAATCCTTATAAGTTTTACCACTAATCAACTGATTTATAAGTGGTTGCGATGTGCCATATTTCTTTGCTAATCCACTTTGGCTAATCTCTCCTTTGAGATATTCATCTCTAATCTTGTTAGCTTCTTCTGAGGTGAACTTTCTTCTTGAGTAGCCCCCTCCTCTTCTGTCTTTTCTTTCTAATCTATTTACTCCCATTACATTAATCCTTTATTAATTATTATTCTAGCTACTAAGTAGCCCATCAAATCCATATCAATATCTTCATCTTCATCGTCTTGGTCAGACTTCTTCCTTGCCAACTTATCATCAATCCTTGAGTTAATGGCAGCTAACCTGTCGCCTTTAAAGAATACTCCTGAAGGCTCGAACATACTGTTGCCATACTTTCTGTTCTTTGACAACAGAAGTTCCTTTAAATCGTCTAAAACAATGGTTAGCGACTTCTCGAAATTGCCAACAGCTTTAAGGTTATTTATCTTCTTCTTAGACTGACTACACTCATCACAAGTGTAAACCTCGTTACATTGGCATCCTACAAATTCCATTCCTGTTCCCATTAGCTATTCATTATTTTTTCTCCCATATCAATTAACTCCATCACAGCAGTTTCTCTGTCCCCCTCGTGTTCCTCAACGAGTTCATCAAATGTTGCCAATATAATCTTCGCTACCGCCCTATCAATGATGGGTTCTACTTGTTCTGCAACCTGCTTTACTTTTTCTTCTGACATCTCAACCTCCATATTGACAGGTTTAGCTTTCTTTGGTGTTTTTCTCTTTGCCATTATAATACTATTAATTCAAATTCTATTCTCGGATTCTCCTTATCTTTAAACTTATTCGCCTCAATCCTGAGACACTTATTGTCATTCTTAATCATCCCTGCACTCTGTAAGCAATCAAGTATAACTTTTAATGAGTTGTCTAAGTCGCTTTTCAGAGTCGGGTAGTAAACATCAACGCTTAACATAAAGTCTGTGCTAATCATCAACCCCCTCATCTCTTGTGGTAGTTGGCTTTGGAACGCCTCCTCATAACATTTAAGGTCTTTCCCTTTATACATCATACACCTGTTACCTGCCCTGCCTATACGATAGCAGTTACTCTTACTTGGTGTGTTTCCTTTGATAGTCGCAGTGTATCTCATTCTTTAACCTTTGTAGTTCTATTGCTTGAAATTCTTGAAATCTCTCATTCCACTCTACATCTTTTCGCAAGTGTTTGATTTGGAACATTTGCAAGAAGTTCCAGAACAAGACTGCTGTGATAAGTATAGTTTCCATAATTCAATGTTTTTAATATAGTTAGTAATCCTTTCTTGTCCTTCCCCGTAATGTCCAAATGCCTCAGTACAATATAACCAATCTTCTAACGCATCCAACACAAGAGGGTCTGTTGCAAACTTAATAAGCTCCTCTCTATCTATGAGTGAACACAACCCCTTACCCATTGTCGGACACTCTTACCTTGTCCGTACCAGAGCGAAACATCGCATCGCTTACTTTAATCTCACTCTTCTCTGGAATATACTTCATTCCTGTTACCATCTCCCAAGAGTAATCTTCAGTGATAACTTTAGGTATTATCATTTCTTTCTCGTGTAAATCATACCCTCCCTTTGGGTGGTGAATAATGCTTTTGTAATTGTAATCTTTTTTTGACATAATTTCTATTTATTTAGTTAGTTGTTTTCTGTTACCAAAGATATAAAATTAAATTATAAAACACAACATTAATCGTATAAAGTTGCTTGACTCTCCTTATAACACTCATTGTCAGGGTGTTGCACCATCTCGTGATACCTGCCATTCTGTAAATTGTACTTGAAATCAGCGTATCCTATCTGTCCAATGTGTCGGAATTTAACCTTCTGAACGTACACTTGTGTTGTATCGTTAGTGAAATCTCTATAAACAGTAATACCATTATCCACTTGATTATAGAAATTGGCAGACCCTGCGATGTCGTACAATGTTGGAACTTCGTAGATACCAACATCAGTCTTACTCATCTTTCGTGGGTGAGCCACAAGGAAGATGTGGATGTTGTACTTCTGCTTGAAGATAGTTAGCTTGGTCAGGAACTCATTAATGTACTGAGTCTCCGACTTCCCCTTCATATCAGCACTAATCTTGTTGTAAGGGTCTATAATCAATGCGTTGATACCATACCTCTGTATAAGTTGTCTTGCGCTATTAAGGATACCATCAATAGTGAACACATCGCCATCAGGTCGGATGAAGTGGTAGTGCCTCTTAATAAAGCTCTTAGCATCACCTAGCTCCGTCTTAGTCATACGTTCAAACTGAGTATCCTTTCTAAAGCTCTTTCCTGTATATTTCTCTGCTAATACTGAAAAGTGTAATTGCAAAGGATAATGCTCTGGTGAGAATACACCGAACTTCCAACCGTTATTCACTGACAGTTTCATACACAAATGCTCTAAGAAGTTACTCTTACCGTGAGTAGGAACTCCCGTAACGACAGTTAGCTGAGAGGGAACAAAGCTGAACAGTGTATCAAATGTAGGATGACCTACTGTTGCGCCCCTTTGCAACCCCGTATCGTATAAGTCATCAATATCTGTATCAATGGCATCCACATTAATAACACCCTCTAAAGGAAAGTGCTGAGCGTTAACCAAAGAGTCAAGGAGAGCATCTTTACCAAGCTCCATCAGGACATCGTTAGCATCCTTCAAGCCATCAGGGAATCTAACCCTCAAACACCTGTCATACCCCAACCTTCTACCAAGCTCCTTCTCAAGTGAGCGACCCACTTCATCAGAATCAACAGCTAAGTAAATCTCCGTTACACTATCAGGAATATCTTTAAGGTACTCTAAGTCTCTACCAGAACCGCCATTAGGAACAGATACGCAGTTGGTGATACCTGACTCCCAATAAGAGAGCTTATCCATCTCACCTTCAACAATAACAAGTATTGCATCATCTACAATATCATCCAAGCCATAGAGAATCTTCTCTGCATCCTTCACCATCTTGAAGTTTTTAGCTCCGTCTCTATACTTAACATTTATCAACTCATCACTCTTGAAATAATTGAAATGTATTGCGTTCTCCTCTTTTCCTGTTTGCGGCATCCACTCTTTACCTTCTGAAACCCTATTCGCTATTAAAGTCTCCTCCGATATTCCTCTTGAGGCAAACCACTTTACTACATTTTCTGATAAATTACTCATTTCTAATGGTTTTGGCTTTATGTACACTCTACTTTGATATAACGACTTCTCTATTGTGTTCCCACTCCATCCACAGTTATGGCAGTTCCATACTCCCTCATCTATGTTAACAGATAAACAAGGGTCTGACTTCTTCTTTCGGTCTTGAGAACATTTGGGGCATTTCACTTTCGTTTGACCTTTACTGCGCCCCTTCAGGTTGATACCATACTTCTCCAACATCATAGTATCATCCCTTTATTGTTACCAGATTGGATTCCTTTACCACCACTACCATCGTACTCATCCTCCCATCCTCTTTGATTAAGCCAAGTAGCTGCGTGCTTTCTATACTTTAGCTCAGGAGTGGAGACAACATACTTAGACACATTCTGTAAGGCAAGGTCTCTTTCTTGGTCGCTCATCTTATCCCAAGACGATTTAGCTACCGACTTACCCACCTTCTTATTGTAAAGCCCCCAGAACGCCTCAAAACGCCCTCTATCGTCTATTTTAGGAGCTTTTGCAGGACTTTCTTTACCTTTTAGTGTTGGTGTGCCTAAAACCCTTCTTCCTCGCTTATACACATACTTGTCAACGTAGCCTAAATCTCTTAGCTTGCCTATTGAACGTGATACAGATTGCTCTGTAATGCCTAAGAAGTCAGCAAAGTAGCCGTTGGAAGCGTTACACTCGCCATTATTTGATAAGCTGTCAATCTCTACGAGTAAGATTTTCTCTGACCAAGATAGTTCTTTGGATGTGTAAACATCTCTTGGAATCCAAACTCCTCTAAAGTTTCTTTTCATAATTAGTAGTTTTTAGTTTTAGTTACTGTTTGTTTTATACCACGTCATTAGCTTCGTTCACCCTCTTTCAAAGTATCGTAAAGTTTGTGATACACTTTGCATACCAACATTTTAGGGTTTTCTAAATTTTCGTCTTTAGTTGATTGTACTAATTTGTATAGTAATAAATCTAATTCTTCGTCTGTTAATTTCAATATGTTTGTTTTCTGTTCGCCATTCTTTAAAGCGTTTTTTTGTTCTGTTGTTAATTTCATTGTCTTTTGTTTTAGTTAATGTTTGTTTTATACCACCAAACCCCCACGTTTATTGCAGCGTGGGGCGATGGGGTTTTTTAGTTATTATCTTTTTTTAAGTTCTATTAAAATTTGATTTTTTAGTTCCTTTAATTCATTATGCGATAAATTAAAGCTGTTACAAACTTGTATTACTAGCATCTCACTAACTTGAGACAACACCGTTTGTAGTTCCGTTTTTGTGTAATTTGTTAAATTCATTGTTTTAGTTTTAGTTAGTAATAATTATACTGCAAATATAAACACTATTTTGTGAATAAACCTAATTAAAATAAAAAAACTTTTAAAAAAAATTATATTACTAGATATAGTAATACTATTATATATACTTATATATAACTATATAAAGAGTATTATATTCTTGTTTGTGTTACTTTGTTGTTACGCAGAACGCGTAAGTAACTAGCTATAAGTTCGTTAGTATATTTTAACCGCCGTACTTCTTGCCGTTGTAGTAGAACGCGTCGTTAAAGGCTAGTATTTGCGTTACGTAGTATAAGCCTTGTTCGTCTATATGTACAATAGCAAAGCCGTTATTCCATTTTGCCTTCATAGCCCTAGACGCATAGCTAAAGGCTTTGCTTTTAATATCGCACATAGTACCTATATTAAAGCCGCCTACGTTACCTTCTATAAACGTTTGTACTCTATGTGTATGCGCAAACATAACGCTATGCCTAAACACGTCTATATGCTTTTTAGCTGCGTGCGTGTTGCAGTAAATACCGTGTATTAAGTCTAAGTGTTTGCCGATAGTTACTTTGTCTTCCTTCCAATCTTCGTACACATTGTAGCCCCTAGCTTTTAACTGTAAGGCTTCTGTAGGGCTTTTAATAACGCCGCGCCCTAGTTTAGCGTTATCTATTTTAGAAAGGTGCTGGTTATACCAATCTTCGTGATTACCCCAAATATAAGTTTTATCTACTTCTTCGCTTAAAACATTATCTATAGCGTCTAGTGCTTTGTTACCTGCCTTATATTCTTTTGTTAGTGTTGTATCGCTTTGCATACCGCTACTATGC